TCGACGACGACAGCGACAAGTTGTTTTCAACCGATAATTTACTTCGTATGTTCCGCAATGAATTGATTGAAGGAAAGAAATATATCACAGCCGACATAGCGCGTTTTGGAAAGGATAGAACGATTATCTGCGTTTGGCACGGTCTAACTATTATCGATATAATTGAGTTGAATAGAGCCGCGTTGGACGAAGTCGTGAACAAGATTCGCGTTGTAACAAAAGAACATAACATTTTGTTACAGGATGTTGTCGCAGATGAAGACGGAGTTGGTGGTGGAGTGGTTGATTTTCTTAAGTGTCGTGGGTTCGTCAACGGATCAAAACCCAAACAACCGCAATACCAAAATCTCAAAAGCGAATGTTACTACAAATTGGCTCAATACGTCGAAGAAAACAAGCTCACTATTCTATCCAGTACGCGCAAAGAACAAATCGTCCGTGAATTAGAAATGATTAAGCGACACCGCGCAGACGTGGACGGAAAGTTACAAGTAACCCCGAAGGACGTAATCAAGAACCGCGAAGGAATTTCGCCTGACGTTGCCGACGCTATCATGATGCGAATGTACTTTGAATTAAACCCTTCTTACGGACAATATGTTGTCGGTTAGCATACATTAACTATATTAGCACAATGAAACAAACACCACTATACACGTCACTAAAAATGACACACGAACGCGAACGCGAAATTGTAAACTCAATGGCGACGTACTTTCAACAAGGCAAAGTTCTTGGCGACATTCTCCTTGAACTTTCGCAACGAAAGGATATGAACGCGAAAGAGAAAGTTTATCTCGCGCTTATGATGGGGACAATGATGACTAAAAACGAAAGCAATGCCAGAGAGCAAAACTAAGAAAGGTATATGTGTTTACTTACACAAAGACCTGTGGAACGAGATAGACGAAAAGCGTGGAGAGAATAGTCGCAACACTTTTTTAAGTGAAGCTATTCAGTTCTCAATGAAGTTTTACGTTCCAGAAGTTAAAGTAAAACACTCAGAACAAACGTCGACAAAATAGCGACGGACGACGTTACGACTAAAGCGCGGTTTCTGCGCTTTTTTTGTTTCTCCAATTTCTTTTTATCAGCAGTTAACGTGTTGATTTCGTCCTGTAACACATCGGTCTTTTGTTCATAAGCATCAACGACTTCTTGTAAGTTGTCAATCTTTTCTCCTTCAATGTTGATTTGTTCCTTCAAGTTGTTAATCACAAGGGAATCTGCGGCAATAACGCTATCACAAGAGTTCACCAAAGTGATAACATCAACGCGATTAATAGTATCTCGAACAATAACAATATCACGATTTCTTTGATAGGTGGTTTTGGCTTTAGATTGAGCGTCTTCATATGTTCTTAATTGTGCGTAAAGTTCAATTTGTTCTTGTAATAAACGATCGTACTCACCAGCGTTGTAGTTTATGATGCTGTCTTGTTTTTGTACTTCAGTTGTTGTGTTTTTTGCAACAGGTTTTCCGAACCAATGCCAACAAATAACCGTCCAAATGGTGGTTGTCCCAATGAGCAACAAAACAATTGCGAGTATATTCTTCTTCATAAGATTTGTCCTTCGTGTATTCTTAAATTCTTAACGCTGAATTGACCGTTCACTCCTTTCTCAACGATAGCAAAGCCGTGATTGTACTTTGAATAAGGGTTATAGTCGGGACTTAATTCACTCAAGCAGCCAACACCCCAACAAGTGATAAACTTACCGTTAGCGTCGCGCTCGTTGTGTTCCGCTGTTTGGTGGTGGTGTCCGCATAACGCGCTTACTTTTGTCTTCAAGAACAACCCACGCGCAACGTTTACCGAAGGTAAGAACTGCTTCCCAAATTCGTGTCCGTGAAAGATTGAAAGTTTGCCAATATTCAGTTTGCTCTTTCCGTCAATCCAAGTTATATTGTGTTTATCGAGATGACACAAAGACGAAAAGTCAAACGCATCAATGTCGAATAGTTCTGGTGCTTTAATTCGCATATATCTCCAATATCTTTCCTCGTGGTTGCCTTCCTTATAATAGATGTGTGCTGAAGGAAACTGACCGCGTAACGTATCTACAAACTGACGCATCGCGTATAACTCGTCTTTGAATTTTCTTTTACGTGGATCCTTAACGAAGTCGCTAATCATATGACAATCTAACGCGTCACCATTTAGAATTACCGCGTCGCACCCTTGACGAATACCTTCATTGATTGCAACGCTCAAAGCGTCGTTATCTTGGTAAGGGATGTGGATGTCGCAAAGGATTAAGAACTTCGTCCCTTTCAATTCAACGTGTTTGCGTTTCTTCGCGTAAGACTTTGGAAGTATAAAAGGATTCAATGGTCGTGGCTTCGCGTCGTATAAAGATTTATCGGTAGTATTCTTTCTGTCTTGCTTTCCTTTCTGACCACGAATGATTCGAACAAATAATCTTGCGTGTTCTGCGTCTTTATATACCTCTGGATATTCAGCGAATAGTTTCTTCGCGAGAGTTAGCGAAGGTGTTTCTTTGAACTTTGAACATACTTCTTCAGCTATTGTCCTCGCTGCTGTTTTCGGTGTTGCCATTCTTTTGTTTTGTAAATCGTTCTATTACCGTTCCGCCAAACAAACCGCCTGTTAGTAAAGCGAGTGTGTCAAACATCGCAATCGGACAGATGTAATAAGTGAATGTCGCAATGTAACTCAAAACGATTAGGTTGATTGTAACAAATATAGCGACAATTCGTTTCGAAGAAACTTTCGTTGAAGACGTAAGCATTTCCTTGAGCCACGCTTTCAACTTGTCCTTCATAAAAACTTCAATATGAATTGAACAATTAACCCACCAACAACACCAGCTGCCGTTGCGATACCACCTAAACGAGCGACCTGCAAACGTTGGTTCTGAATGTACTTGTCGTGCTTCTGAACCTTGCTTACAAGACCTTCAATCTTCATTTCATCGTCACCTATTAAGACGTGATAGATGCGGTCAATCTTCTTATTCAACTCTTGGAGTTCCTCGTGTATCAATGCTATTTCTTTTTCGGTGTTCATCACTTGAAGTAAAGTTGTATTTCTGCTTCACGTCTATTTACTAATCCTTTCAACACAACACCGCCGCCCTTGTTCCACATACGGAAAGAATCGGCTATCGTTGGGTCTTGTGGGTTGACATTTAATTTTCTTAATACGGACGACTTCTTGAAACCACCCACACCAATGTTGTAAGCCAAAGAAACACAAGCGCTGAATTGATTCTCGTTGAGCGTTTGTGTTATCAAAGCACGAACTGAAACGGCGAACTTGTCGACAACGTTTTTCGCTAACTGCTCGGCTCTCGCTTGTGTTATTACATCACCTTGCTTAACCTGCGTTCCGTCTTCGTAGAAAGTATTTCCATAACCAATCGTCCACACGTTTGCAGGGCAGAGATAAGCCTTCAATCGACAACCTTCAAAACGCTTTAACAAAGCGTAACCGTCTGCGTTAACTTTCATTCACTAAGCGTTTAATTTGTTTCTCTTTTTTCAAAAGGTAACGACGGAATTTCTCCTCGTAAACCTTCTGCTTAACCATGTCTTTTTTGCGCCCTGCTTTCGCCATGTTTTTTGTTTTAGTTATCTAATCCACCCAAGACCTTGACGACGGTAAGTGTACGAACGTCTATCGCGTCCGTCGCTAATTTCGAAAGCGTTTGAAGGATACACGTTGGTTTGTGACCATATCTGTTGAGTCTCGTTTGTCGTGTACTCTGGAAAGTCTGACTGATTGAAACATAAAAAGTCGACCATTCTTTGCGTGTAGAACATCGCTTTCGAACGCGATTGATCGCGGTAGTTTTGCAAGTCTGTTTGCGTTATCGGTGTTGTGTCTTCGCTTGTGCGAATTACTAAACTTCCGTTGTCGGTTTTAACGTACAAATGAGGAAGCATTTCGTACAATGACCACCACATTATCATTCGACGCAAGTAAGTGTCTAAAAGTTCCTCGTATGCGCCCGTAATATCGTCGTTTACAACGTCTTCTTTTATCTTATTGTACAAGTCAGTTCCTAAATACAACTGCGCGTATTCGTCCTGCGCTAAATAGATAGCAGGGTACATCAAAAGCGGGTCAACGCTTCCGTTAATCCAACTGTATTTCTTTATGTAATTCTCGTCAATGAGTAGAACTTCGGGTTGTAGTGCCATTGT